GACTGAAAGAGGGGCAATCGTGAGGGGTATTTTGATGGTGCGCCGGGCGGGATTTGAACCCACTACCCCCGACTTAGAAGGTCGGTGCTCTATCCAAATGAGCTACCGGCGCGGTGATATTTTTGGCGCTGGAAACCTTGAAAACTTGCACTTAACTTGCACTTGGACTTACTTAAAACTGCAAGTTGTTGATTTTAAACGATACTTGAAGTGCCCCCGACAGGAATCGAACCTGTTGATATGCGAATACAAAGCAATTTAAAGGAATTAGTGTCTTTGATTATTAACGCTAATTTCTTTGGCTTTCTTTGCCACTTGCACAATTACTTGCACAAAAACTTGCAAATTTCTTTGTATTTCGCTGTCTTTCGGGCTACCAAATGACAACGGCGCGCATAGTAAGTGAGGCTAAAAGGTTTGGCAAGGAAAATGAATAACCATGTAAACGAATACAGATTAAACAGGAGCAAAAAATGATCAAACCCATCGCAATATTCGTCACTTCCACCGCCGTCACCATGACCGCAATCGCCGCTTGGGATCGTGGCGGGACGTTCGCTGACAAAGCGGTTTTGGTCGCCATGTCCGTTGTAATCGTCGTGGCCGTCCACCTCCTGCCAGCTATGTCCCGTTCCCGTGCAACGTGGCTGGTCTGGTTCTTTTGCCTGTTCGGGGCAATCTACGGCCATTTGACCTTTTTCACGAACAGTACGCTTCGTGCCGCCGATGCCCGTGCCCATCAATCAGCCTTGGCTGTCGGTACGCAGCACCAGATTGACGCAGCCAGAGAAGCTTTGGACCGGATCACGGCACGCCCTGTCGCTGTTGTAGCGGCTGAACTGGCCCTGTCTGAAGATCGCCGGGAACGTGCCGCTCTCAGGGAAGAGATTGCCCAAGGAAAGCGTGCCGATGCGTTACTGGCCGATTTGACCCGGCTTTCGGCTGTTGCTACTACCGCCCAAATCCCTGTTACTGATCCAGTAACAAGCCGTTTGGCCGCAGTAACAGGCTGGAACGAGACACAGGTTGCAGTAACAATCGGCCTGACGTTCTCAATCCTGCTTGAACTGATCGGGGCTTTGCTTTGGTATGAAGCCATGCGCAGGACTACCGTTATTGCACCGTTAAGTAACGGTAGTAACACCGTTACCCTACCGTTAAGTAACAGTAGTAACTTTGTTACTCATCCTGTTACTATATTGCGTGAAGCAGTTGTTGCCGGGAAGTGTCAGAAAACAGTCAGGGGTATCCGGGAATTCTTGGGATGCTCCCAGTCGCAGGCCATGGAGTTAAGGAGGCAGATTTGAATACGATAGCTGAAGCATGGGAGCGACTGGTAAATGAAGTATTGCCTCCGGGTATATTACCCTCGTCTGTGCAATATATAGAAACGCGCAGGGCTTTTTATGCCGGGGCGGCATTAATGCATTCAAAATTGACCCGTCTTGGCGATGGCGATGTATCGGAAAACGCTGCTGTAGCAATGATAGATGGATGGGCTGAAGAAATTAGCCTTTTTGCTGAACAAGTAAGTAGGGGTGAAGCATGAATCTAAACGATCCGGGCAAATACGATGATCTGTGTACGGGGGCGCGGTTGGTAGCCAAGGCTGAAGGTGTAATCCTTATCGTCATTAACGGTGAAAAGGGTAGCGGCTTTTCTGTGCAGGGCACAGGTGAAGTGCTGCATCAACTACCCGAAGTCCTTGAGGCTGTAGCCGAACAAATCCGGGCAAGCATGAATGGAGAGATGAATGGCTGACATAACCATGTGCGCCCATGAAGGGTGTAGACAGGCGATGTGGTGTTACCGCAAGCGTGCTGTTGCCGATGAATTCAGACAGGCATATGCGGATATGTTCGAGCCGCATCCAAATGATCCGTCCATTCCGTGCCTGAACTTTTGGGCACTAGAAGGTCGCAAAAATATTGAGCCGTTGAAATGAAGGAATATTTCATCAGATTAAAAAAGCATCCCGGTGTGCCAGACCAACATATTCAATTTCGGGCCATTGCGCCCTGTAGTAAGCCTGACCTCCGGGGTAATCGCGGGATTCACCAAGCGCTTGCACGTATCCTTGCACTCCCCACTCGTAAACATCTGTCACAACCATAATGCATCCTGCAAAGGCTTTATTGCCGATCAGTTCAGGATTGAGTTGCACAAGATGACCGACGATCAGTTCTTGCTTTTCCATGATTCAAGCATCCCCAGTAATTCTTTATGTATCTTGTGCAGCTTCCAAAAAAGGTATGCATTTGCAATGACCAATCCTGACGCACACACCAATAGAAAAATAAGAACGTCCCGCAATGTACTCATTATTGCATCCCCTCGGGCATATTGAATTCCGGTATTGCAATGCCAGTTTCTTTTTCAATCTCTTTCGCAACGTCAGCTAATGTTTCCCCGGCCATAATTAAAATCTCATCGGTTCCACCAAGACCTTTCAGGTCAATATGAATTGGTTGGCCGGTTGTTAATCTGCGAATATTTTCAGCATCCAAACCAAAAACGAAAAGTCCATCACTCATTTTGATTCGCAGCATGTCTTCTCCTTTGGTTTGCAATCTTCATGCAGCTTGATAAACGCATTAATTCGTTTTGAAAATAACTTAGCGCCTATTGGCAATTTAATTTTGCAGGTATTTTCACAATGCTTACATACAAATATTTCATTGATCGTGTCGTAAACCACATGGGACGTATCCTGTTTCATATTCATACCCAAGTCTCAATAATAACCGGATCATCCAATTCCTGACGCGGCATACAATACAGCCATGGCGGCAACTTTTTTCTCAGCAAGTCGAGATCGGTATCCATAAGCACATGACTAGTCGCCTCTTCCCCTCCCCTTCCGGCCAACCACTTTCTTGCAACGTAATGATTTGGGTAGTCTGCCGGGTGATCGTAAATCGTCCAAAGCTCAAGGGTTGCCATTGCGTTTCTCCATCTTGGCGAATTTACGAATTGTTTCCAGCGTGACTGTATTTGCATTCGCCAATTGCTGTTTAACGGAATCCAATATTTCCTTGTGCCCCGCTTCAGCTTCAGCCCACGTAAAGTATCGCCACATCGTTCCGGTACTACCATCAGGTAAAAATACCATCGTCTCGAAAAGCAGCGGATCGCCTTTGCCTGAGAAGTCATGATTCAAGCCTAAAAAAACAGTCGAAACCCTAATGCCTTCTATTTCATCGTTTGCCACGCGCCGGGAGTTGACCTCCATCCACTCAGCCCACTCCAATAATGTGTCGCACTGAACAGCCATTTTGCCGATCAATTTAAAATATTGGCCCATATGCATTTTTCTAAATAATTAGCCTTGCGCTACACATAAGAATGCGATATTTTATAACCCTACGTCAAGCAATATTTTGAGGGGATCATGGAAAACAAGTTCGGATGGTTTGGTAAAAGCTGGGGTGCGCCGATTTGCGAAGAGGATGATCACATTGATATACCTATTGGTAAGCCATGCATCCACTGCGAAGAGATTATTGTTGACGGGGATCAAGGGATAACCACTAGGCAGGGTTATTCGTATCACCTTGACTGCCACTTGCGCGAGATTGTAGGGGGCGTAAACCATATCAGGGGCACTTGCCTGTGTTGTGGTGGTACAGATAATCCTGATCCGCCCTATATCAGTAAACGGCAAGCGGCACAGTTAGCAGCAATCGAATGGGAGAAAAAGATTCATGGCTTTTCACGTTCCTGAGAAATTCCGTGTGCGACAAGGTAAATATGCAACCGATGAACGTTACGGCAATAATGGCGCATTCATTTGCAAGGTACGCCGAAGCCAGAAATTGAATGTAATCGCGTCTGAAGAAATGGGTTGGGAGCATGTCTCGGTGTCCCGTGTTGATCGTTGCCCGACATGGGAAGAAATGTGCTTAGTGAAAGACCTGTTCTGGGACGATACGGACTGCGTTATCCAGTACCACCCATCAAGAAGTGATTACGTAAACAATCATCCGTACTGCCTGCATCTATGGAGGCCGATTGGGATTGAACTGCCAAGGCCGGATTCTATTTTTGTAGGCTATGCCGGGATGAGTGCAGTAGACGCAAAGAAACTTGCCGAAGGAATGAAATGACCCCGCTTGAAAAATCTGACAGCGTTGTAAACAAAAACAAGGCCAAATTTGACCGTTGCCTGAAAGAAGTTAAATGGCTTGCCATGGACAGCCCCAGAAGTACGGAGTTTAAAGCTGTCCGTATGCTGGAAATTATAGACAGTCTCAGTGTCTATGTCGCCCCACTTTCGTCATGCCAAAAAGGATGTAGTTATTGCTGTTATCAGGCTGTTGCTATTCCCACTTGGGAAGTAGATAGGATTGCCAAATACAGCAAACGCAAAACAACTGGCTTTGGCGGACATACCGAAAACCTTAAGCATATCCAAGATAAATTCCGCAATGTAGTTTGCCCGTTCCTGATTAATAACGCTTGCAGCATCTACCCGGTCCGTCCGTTCATGTGTCGGGCACACTACAGCTATTCGGATGATCCGACTGATTGTGATATTGCGCTGAATCCCGGCACGACAGTATCTTACTTTAATTTTGAAAATTACAAAAAAGCATTTGTAATATTGTTTATTAAAGATGGCTGTCACTTTGGCGATATCCGCGAATTTTTTGAAACGGAGAAATGATGCTTGAAAATATTGCGCACAAACTTGCAGTGAAATTACTGGATGACAACGGTTATCTGAAAATCCTGCCCGCTTCAGCTTACGATGCGATCCCCCAGCATGAATTACGGCTGTTCTGTCACTTCTATGCGCGCTATAGTCTTCCAACTCAAGAGATGGTTGAATGGTTGAAGAAACATATCGGTAAGAAAAGCGCCATCGAGATTGGTGCTGGTCATGGCGATCTTGGCAGAGCATTGGGTATTCCCATGACAGATAACCATTGCCAGACATGGCCTGACGTTAAAGCATTTTATGAAGCGGCTGAACAGCCTGCGATTGCATACGGGGAAGATGTTGAACGACTTGACGCGCTTGAAGCGGCACAGAAATACAAGCCGGATATAATCATCGGCCAATGGGTAACACACTGGATTGATCCTGCATTGCGAGTACCAGTGGGAGGCGGTAGCATGTACGGAGTTAAGGAAGACCTGCTGCTGAAGGAATGTAAAACCTATATCGTGCTTGGGAATAAAAATATTCACGGACACAAACCGATTTTGAAACAGAAACACGCAGAACTGAAATTGCCGTTTATCCGATCAAGGGCAAGTTCGCCCAAAGAAAATGTGGTGTACGTCTGGGGAACATGAAACTCAACGCTAAAGATGTCAATTTCTATCTGGCAGCACAGGCACGCGCTTGGGCTTGCTATTTCATTTGGCGCGCATATTCAGTGGAACCGTTCGTTACAATAACCGGGTTTTTGGGCTACCTTCTTTTTATGGTGTTAACTGAATATTTTTGGTATGTGGCAAAAGGGGTTTTTATCAGGAGGGAACAATGAATTTCAGAAATTTCTTTTTTGGTCGCAGAAGTTTATGCGGTCCATTGCGGCATAGCGATGTTCATTTGTATTTGGAGAATGGACGATTTGACGGCGCGCTGAAACATCACCACATGACACGAAATGAAATGTGGCGTGCTGCGCGAAAACGTGAAGGAAGGAATATCAAAGGATGACTTCGAATTTTTACGAATTTGACGAGAGAACTGCCGCCTTGCTGGGAATACAAAATCATCCCGGCTATCTAACCCCCTTCTCCAAGAATCAAGCAGAAGGAGCTTGGGCAAACGGAAGTTGTGTAGTGAAGGATGGAGCCGATCCGAGCGGAGACGTGACACCAGATGGAATTGAAGGAAAAATTCTTGGTAGCCTGAAAACACCAGATGGGAAGTATGCATATTTTGTGGAGTGGGACAACAAACCAAAAATGCCCATATTTTGTGTGCAAGAAAAATTGAGATTGCTGAAGGGGAAATAATGAACAAAGTTGATGCGTTTGGCGTAGTGGCTTCATGTTTACTGGTTTGGGTATTCGCGTGCTTCCTGCTGCCGTTTAAGGTAATGATGGCTGTCTATGTAACGATTGCCGCATGGGCAGTTGGCAAATTCATTGGCAATCTACCGAGAAGATTATCAAAACAAACCGATAAAGATTTTCTGGAAGAAATGTTTGAAGTGTCGGCCAGTCAAAACGCGACAATGCGTGAAATGTTTGAGTGTATAAAACTTGCCCATGCCGCCAATCAATCATTGTCGGCAAAAATAGACGAGCTTATGCTTGAATACTGCCCGGAAGATATGACCCCGGATCAGATTGCCAATTACGAAGCGCACCAACGAGCTGTCAACGAACCACTGCATTGATTTTTATCATAACAAAAAACCAAGCTCCTGCATAAAATCGACAGGATGTTTAGCGCCTTTTTTTAAATTGCACGTTGCGTGCAATAACTGAATATTTCCATCCTCATTCTTGCCGCCAAGAGCAAGCGGTTGAATATGGTCCAAGTGATAATCATCACCTAAAGGCTTTCTGCAACAGGCACATTTTCCATCTTGTAATTTAAACAGCCTTTCAGCAATATCGTTTGATAATCTTCCGCGAGTCCGCGCCCTTCTGTTTTGCTGATATGTCGCATATTGTTTCGGGTGTGCGGCACGATATTGATTTTTGATTTTTTTTAGCTTATCTCGAAGTTTAATTCTAGTTTTTGCCGCAGATATTTTTACCTTAGTTTTGTTTTTGCTAACCCATATTTTTGCATTTTCTTTTGCGCGATCTTTGTTTTCTTTATACCAAACGGCGTGCCATATCCGTGCTTTATCTAATCGCTTGACGCGACATTTTGCGCGAATCTCCTTAACTTTTTCTGGGTTATTTGTCTGCCATATTGCGGTAGCTTTCTTGACTTGCTCTTTATGTTCAACGTACCACTTTGCGTTATATTCTCTTTGACACCTCTTACATACCTTACCGAAAAACTGCTCTGCACATTTATTGCAGATTTTCACGGCGCATTTAATTGAGCGTTCATTTTGATTGCATCAGCATTCAGTTTTGCGCACCGCTCTCCAATTGCATCAATTGCTGATTTAGCTTCTGCCATATACTGATCAATTCTGGTAGAGGCCATCCCGGCTGTTCCGTCTGGATTTGCGACACCGGGAGTGCTTGGACAGACTGGGATGTGGATTTGCAGCTTGTGAGACTCAGCAGTAAGCCGATCAATAATAGTTTGGTTTGCATCTCTTTCCCCTTCCGCTTTTACAAGTCGGTCCGCATAAGCAATCACTACTTTCAAATTTTCTGCTTGAGTTTCAGCCAAGCAACGGTCATAGCCCTTCTGTTCGATCTTGGTGTAGCCATACCATATACCAGCACAAAGAAACGCTATAGTGGCTAGGTATAGGCCGATCTTCAGGGTCAACTCGCTCTCCGTCTGTCAGACAACATCAAAAACATAACGCCGATCAGCAATAGCAAAAATCCCCCTCTGCGTTCCAGTAGAACACAAAGCGAACCACCCGCCAAAAAAGGATAAGCAATACTGTTGCCGATAAATTGCAGCGGATGACCTTTCCATTGCTTCCAGTCAAGATGCGCGGCAATCTGGATTGAACGGAAAAGAATAACGGCTGCGCAAATAAGAGCAACGCCCAAATAAAAATTGCTATGCATTCTTGCCTCCCCATTTGTTTTGGGTAAAACTGATCAGAACCGGCAAAGCCCAAGTTACCGATCCGCCGATCACAACAGCAGCAAGAAGAGGTAGTTCTTCTGAGGCCAACTTAAGGCCGGGGAATGCAGAGATAAGATAGACCGAAGCAACCGGACCTCCCACACTGGAAAGAATCGCAGAGAAGAGAACTGCTGAAGCAGCTTTGGGAATATTATCGACAGTCTGTAGCCAGAACGTAGCAAAGCTGGCACTCATCAGGCCGACGATCATTGCATCCAAATCCAAGCCATTCATGGTTTCTCCCGGATCGTAAGTTGAAAGTCTTGCTTGGCTTGCTTGGCTTCAAATGCGGCAATCGCTCCTTTGCTGTTCAACACAGCAAGTTGACCGCTCAATATGCCAATGGTCGTGCCCAAAGCAATACAACCTAACAACTGTGAGATAAAACCTTTGTTCGCATCACCGGCAAAGTTAGCACTGTGAATTTCAATCATATCCCGGCCTTGTACATTCATGACCTGATAACACTCGCCATGCTTGGGAGATAAAATCCAGTGACAGGTATATTCGCCGGGGGGAATACAACTCAATCCATTTACATTACTTCTCCATGGCAGTTCCAGAGAATAGAGACTTATCCCGTCTTCAAACACAAAAGTTCCCAGCGTGCCCTGATCAGTAGAGGGCACGCGAGTAAGTGTGACGTTCATGGAAACTCCTTATGTTGTGAAGTAGGTAACAGTCATCACCACCGATTGACCGGCAGTTGTTGTGAAGGTGGGCGAGTAAAGGTTGCCGTCTGTAGAGACATACCCATTACCAAGAGTGGCGTGAGTTGTTGCGTTGATTGCGATTACAGGTGTAATTGTTGTCGGTATATAGGGAAGAGAAAACTTGGTCGTGCCGACAGTGGATGAAGTTGAAACTGAATCGGAGAGCGTCAGGATGGCCGTAACCACCCTACCCACTTTTGTAATGCTCACAGACTTGGTTAAAGTCCCGCCATGGGTTATGTTGGTTTGAGTGACGTAGGTATCGTTTGGTGTGTGGAGATTCTTAAACCAGAGTGCCCAGACTGGTTGAGGACCGTTTTTTGAATCGGAACCCCAGCCTGATTGGATTGGGGCGGGAGTGAAATTCATTAGACTTGCGCACCAACAGATACCCAAGTGCCGGGGGAACCTGCGACAGTGCAGATTGTTAAGACACCGGCAGCGGTAACGTACATATCGCCAATAACATTAGGCCCTGTCGGTTGAGAATTTTGCGGCCATATTTGGAACGCAGATTTCGTAGTTGAGGCTGTAAGGCATGTTAGTCCATGCCCTGTAGCTGAATTACCATACACACCAACATTAGAAGACGAATAACCATATACACCCACTCCGCTAGATGTGGTGCCGTATACACCACCCGAAGAAGTTGATACCCCCGTTAAACCATTACCGCTAACTGAAACACCATACACAGCATCGCCGCTGGTTGAAGCAACCCCAACAACCGCAGCACTTGTATTAAGACCTGCCGCTGTGTTGCCACGAACAGTATTTGTTCCAGTAATGGTCGTTCCATTTATCGCACCTGTTCCACTCCAATTAGCTGCCGTATCTGCGGTAGCGGCATGTAAATTAGCCACAAGGGTAGTAGAAGCAACTACTAATGGCGCAGTGCCTGTTGCGACTGTTGATGTGATCTGTCCGCTGGCAGAGATTGTTGTGGCATTTACAGTGCCACCGGATTGATTTGTTGCGGTAGTTGCATTTATTGCATTCAATACAGTCCAAGATGCGGTCATGTAATTTACGCATTCCCAATTCCCTGCACCAAGCGATCTAAAGATTGCCTGATCCCCAGCAGCAGTCGTTATGTTTGCTGCGCCGGGTAAAATTAAACTTGTCGCGTTATATGTCAGCGTAAGAATTCCGCTGAACTTTACAAGACGAAGAACGCCAGCAAGCACAGTATCAAACGCGGTTATTGTGACCACACCAGATACAATCACATTTGCTGAAAGCGCGGCACCAATGGGAGTTGTCGGCGCAGACGGAACAGTTACCGGCGCATTCATCGCCAACAACTGTTGTGGATAAGAGGGATTTACAGTATTAAGTATGCCGACGCTGACAGCCGAAACACCGGAATCAAGCACTGTTGAGTCGGGCACAATAACAACCGTTGTTACGCCACCACCAAAACTGGATGAAACCACATACCCATATACAGTGCCTGCGCTTACAGCGAGTTTGACTCTGCGATTTAAAACGAAAGTAGCAGTATTGTTTCCCGATACGGAAAAAGTTGTGGTGTTGATATAAGAGGGTAAAAGCCCCGTTGTTACCCACTCGCTAACCGCAATGGTTGCCGTAATATCATTCAATCCCGCGATGTTGTCCCATGTGCCAAGAATGTTGTCGTTTGCATCAGTCAAGATAAATTTGTAAAGCGATCCCGACTGAAGCCACATTTCATTTAACGGTCTACCGGCGCTATCCAGAATAATTGGATTCGCATTCGTGATGATCTGTGTAGAGTCAGTCCATGTCGCAAGTGGCGCTGTTGTCCCGGCCAGATACGTGTAAATCTTTCCACCGGAAAGCGGGATGCCAGCATTGGAAAATAACTGCGCCCCAGCGCCAAATATTGGAGAAAGAAATGCGCTCATTGTTTTTCCTTTTTAAAGTGCGGGCCGCTGGCATTTTTGTTGCCGCGTAATGAATTAGATATTTTTTCCAAAACATCTTGAGAATAGATGCCGGTTTTACCAACATTCCAATATTAAGTTTTACTTAATCGCTGGTTATAGGCTTGCCAGTCAACACCCAGTTCGTGTGCCATGAGTCGTTCAATGTTTGTGGCGAACTGGTGTTCTTTGAAGTAAGGGCAAGTTGGATGTTCACCGGGTTCTCCATCACCTTCCCAGTTAAGATCAAAATCATCCACGGCTTTTTCAGATATACCGCGTTCAAGGCAAAGAAACATTTCAACCAATTCATGCATGATCACTAAAAGCTCATATCTGGAATCATCCAGATCGGAAACACGAATCGAAACATGCCACGGTTTATCGCTGAACCAATCGCCTTGTGTATCGTAGCGCTGCTGATCTTGGGGAATCGTGGTGATGGTGATGTCGATCATTTTTGATATTCCGCATGAGTCGCAAAACCCATTTCATGCAGCTTGGGTAGTTTCTCTTTCAGGTCTTCACCGATATCATCTCGCACGATATGATTTGCCAGTTGCAATTGCTCCATGGTTTTGTATGTGCGATCACGGGCTTGTTTTACGTCTTTGCCGAAACCAGTCACTACAATGGCATAACGTTCAGTCGTATTCCACACAGGCCGTCTCACAACTTTGTCGCCGTCCATGTCTGGCATCACATCAATTTTCACAGACTGAGGATGGAGATATTTTTTATTGCCCTTGGTGATGCCATAGATCGGTAGACCCTGATAGTCCTCAACAGGTAATTTGTTATGTGGGAAATCACCATGGGCCAGAATAAGACAGCATCCAATATCTTCCTTGAATGCAGTTGTGTCTTTACCTTCTAAAGCGTCTTTCATCCAAGTAATTGGATCGCCTTCAATCGCACTTAGCATCATGTTCGCAATCGGCCAACCCCAGCGCACCGTAAACTCTGTAGGCCGTGGTATGCCGTCTTCCGGGATCATGAAGCCTAAAGCAACATCGCCTGTGTGGCCCATGGCGATCAGTTCTTTTTCTACCTTGGCTAAAGTCTCTTCACCTAAAACGCTTTCTTTGGTGAAGTAAGCTATCGTGCCCATTTCACCTGTGTTGGGACCGTAGTTACCCGGCATCATCTTTTTGTACTCAAAGGACTCATTCCAAGGGCCAATGAAGCCTTTAGAACCCATAAAACGAGATACACCCATCTCAATGCCCTTCACGAACTCCTGAAGCATCACCTCGCCCTTGGGCTTCTGGCCTTGCTTAATCTTGCCCTCGATCCATGTCAGCATGTCTGCTGCGGATTTGGAAACATACGTCAAGGCTTTATCTTCGTTGTCGCCCATGGTCTTGAAGACAAATTGTTGACCTGTCTTTTCCACATGCTTGGCCGCTTCTTCCATGGTGCTGAAAGTCTGGTAAGGAACGACTTCGATCCCTACTTTCTTCAACAACTCCATTCCGGCTTTACGTGAGATTTCCAGTTTTGCAGATTCAGTCGTGGGACCAAATACAGGCATACCCTGTTTCTTCAAAGCAGTCAGGCGTTCGATGTATTTATTGTTGCTGCTCACCAAGATCAGGTCAGCCCATTTCAAACTGGGAACGAAGTTGTCGATCTTCTCCACACCTTTAAAACCATTTCCGACTTCTTCCCGATCCAACGCTTCAGGTTTTACAAACCACCTGACTTCATGTCCTGCTTGGGCGGCTCTCCATGCCCAAGAGAGCATTGCGTTTTCAACGTCAATAATCAGGAGTTTCATTTGATCCCCTCTTCCATGGGGATTTGATTTTCTGCATCTGACGCACCAACAGCAGCAGCCGGTAAACCACGTATCATGGCCCGCTTGTTTCTTAGCGCAGTATCTGAACGTGTCGCTGAAGCGCCTCTCTTTTGATAGAAGTCAGAAAGCCCCGCTGATCTTGCCATTGGCCTTCCAGCAACAGCACCTACAGCCCCGGCAGCAAGGCCCGGTCTACCAGCAGCCAAAGCAGGCACCGCTTCCATACCGGCAACAGCAACATCCAAAGGACTGAATCCGGGATGAGTACCAACAGCTTCGGGTGTTCTTGCGCTTTTCTCGAAAGTCTTTGCAAAGCGCGCGATATCTCTCAACTCGCCAGTCATGGGGCGTTTCTTCAGGAGCTTACCCAGATAGACAGCGTTGACGTTACCCGTGACATCATTAAGGGATGCTTCAACATCGTAAGTTTTGGCAATCAGTTCGCGGGCTTTCTTGTAGTCACCCACCAATTCAGGTTTGCCGGATGCAGCGAGATTATCCTCAACGAGTGTATCCAAAGCATCGGCAGCAGTTCTTTGTGCGCGGGCCAGCGCTACTTTTGCAGGATCTGTAAAGGCCCGGAAATTATCCTTGGCGCTTGCTCTCAAGTCTTTAACCATTTCAATTGCACCCGTCGGGCTGACTACATCTTTCTTCAGCATTGACTTCAGGTCGTTGATCGCGGATTTGTTCTTTGCCAATTCAGGATAGTCTATTTCGGCCTTACTCCAATCCTGACTCAGATCATCAAGCGCTTTTACATACTTGGGATTGGATTGAATCGGGACATTGGAATCCTTGATCGCCTGATAAGATTTACCTGCATTGGTACGCACGGTATCCAGTAAATCAGCAGACAAGGTTTTGTCTTGGGCGATACCCAAAGCTTTTTTGGCGAGGTTGTTGGTGACGGGCTGATTCTTGATACTTGCGGATTGATCAGTTTGAATCTTCCCGCCCCAACCTGTGATCAGTCGATTAAGCAAAGTCGGGTTTGCTTCAGAAGGAGGGAGAACATAGCCAAGGTCTTGGGCTTTTTGGGCCTGCATCTCTTTGGGTGTAGTCGGGGGTAAGTCTTTAACGGGCGCTTTCATTTGCTTGCCAAGCCCTTTCAAGGGTGCAGCAGCAAGTGCCATTTGTGGCACTGCCTCACCTAAAGCTTCACCGGCATTACGGCCTTGCGGGCCAGCTACAGCCTCCCCAATGGCACCGCCAGCTTTCTTACCAACCCAGCTTGCGCCTTCCATGGGGGCGCTTACCATCTGGTTCATCACTTCACCTTCTCTGCTGCGCGGCTGATAGGTCAAAGCCTCTTGTGTGCCCCGTATAGCACCAGCACCTTTGTCTGCCGCTTCGTTAAACGATTCGCCAGCCAGAAGGCCCCCACCAGTACGAGTAAGACCAGCAACACCGCCCAAGGCCGAAGCAAGGGTGCCTGTAGCCGCACTCAAGCCCGCTTCTGTAAGTGCTTTCGCGCCCTTCGCCATGGCTTTGCCGGTATAGCCAAGAAGAGACGTTTTTTCTCTCTTTTTGGGCGGCTCGTACTCTTCAGCGGAATGTTCGTTAGAGACAACTTCGCCCGTGTATTCCTTGATAGGAACAACCTCGCCTGTGTATTCAGTAGCCATGATTAATTTTCAACGTACATTTTGCCGTTTGGTGCTTTCCAAACAGGTTTTCCATCAGGTGTGTGACCGGCTTGTTTTGATCCTTCCGGCATTCCTTTGGGTAATGTTTCATGTGGAACTGCCGTAGATTTATCTGTATTCGTTTTATCTGACGGGGCGGCAGTTTCATCGCTTTTGGGGATTTGCTTTAGAGCCTTGGCGCGCTCATCTTCCATCGCTTTAACGCGGTTCTTGCCGTCTTGTTGGAGGCGGCGAATCACGCGCTCATAAGACTTGAGCGGCATGTCGCCGCTTATAACGCTTTCCATTTCCTTACGTGCAGAATCTGAAAGCTGGCCCACCAGTCTTGGGTTGTTCAATACCCGCGCGGCCTCAGTTTGGACAATCGTGGTTTGAGCTAAAAACTCTGCCACATCAGGATTGTCACCAACATTTTGTTTCAGCCAATTGATACTCTTGTTAGCCAATCTGGAATCGGTTGCAACCGCCTTCTTTGAAAGCTGAACCGCGATATCCGCATTCTTGTTCAGCATCTGCTCATACGGACGAATTGCAGTCAGGTCTTTTGAAATATTGACCGCTGAAGCTTTGTCTGCGGCATAAGAAATAGAGGTAAAGCCGGGGTCATACTGATTTGCTAATTGCGATATGCGCTCGCGGTGCCGCAAGGAAACATCACTGATCTGAGTGCGACCCTCAACCACCGCTTTGACTTGAGCCTGATCACCGGGCGAAAGCATTTTTAAAAACTCGGGACCATGCAAGGTAGATTGGGAGACGCTATCGGCCACGCCACTACCACCCGGCGCTGCCGGTTCTCGTTTGTACTTACCTTCCAAGGCAGCACCTGTTTTGGTCTGCTGTTCTTCTTGACGCAGTTTTGCAGCGGCCATCAAAGTATCTTGATGTGACTTTACCGTTTCAAATTTAGATTTAAACTGCGCAGGGTTCCCCGCCATGTATTGATCCAACGCCGCCTTCGGTATGACAGGTTGCCCACCGACAGCAGGCATATTTTCGATTTGCTGCTTTTTTTGTGCCTTAGCATTTTCAAAAGCCAGATTTGCTTCTTCTTCGCTTTTCCCTGTCGCCTTGGCTTCATTGTAAGCAGACAAAGGTTCTTCCACATTTCCTTTCATGAATTCCAGTTTGTCTTGCGTACTCTTTAGTACCTCATCGCCAGATTTCAGTAAATGCTCTTGAAATTGTGCTTGTTGCGCCTTTGCTTCCTGCGCGGCTTGCGTAAGAGTCATATAAGTTTTTGGCGATACATTTCCTTTGGCTTTTTGAGCAAAAGCAGTGATGCCATCGGGTGTTTCAAAATTTGCACCTTCCTTCAACGCTTGTTGAATGTATTGCTGATCTTTCTGTTGCTGCTGCATCTCCTGCTGCTTTTGAATCGTTTCAGCAAGTTGATATGTTTGTCCTGCTGCCTGCGCAAAGCTAGGCGGCTGTGCTGCTGACAAAGGGATTTGCGGATCAATTGCCATTATGCTCTCCTAACTTCTTCCATCTGGATACCCAACATCCCGTAATTAACTCTGCCGAATCCGCCGTTCTTGGAAACTGCTTCCGGCATAACTTTTTCTACTTCATCAGACATCACACCGCAATAAGTCTTGTCGTCATCCCAGATGTAATTGAACGTATAGAGGTTCAGATCATGTACAGTCTTTCCGACGAGCGTTATATTTTTCTTCAAGCGCGGATCGGATGCGCCACCCGATGCATTCATTGCTGCCGCATTATCGCTATATGCGCCACTATTAACACCGCTACCAGTTGAAGCAGATGGATTCATTAAATTCTGCAACATCATATATTGGCCGACACTGGTAGCAGCACCACCCAGAGCATTTGCTGATCCGATTTGTCCCGCAGCTTGAGCATTTCCAATTCCGGTTTGTAGATTGGAAATATTCGTTCCTGCGTTACCTACATTCGCAGCTTGTCCGCTGGCGCTGGCTTGGCCCATACTTGCAAGATTTTGAAGTGGGTTAATCGCATTATTCTGGTTCATCTGAAAGACGTTTTGTGCTTGCTGTTGCCCTGCCAACGCTTGATTGAAATTTGTCTGGTTGGACTGAAGCCACTGGTTGTAGCCTTGCTGTTCATATTGCGAACCAATATCCCCGGCCAATTTCCCAGCCCCAACGATAGCGTTAGAAGATAAACCTTGTCCACCTACTGCCATTTGACTTTGCATTGCAGCCAGAGCCTCTTTGGTTGCGAATTGTTGCGCTTGCGATTCACCCGCGACATAAGGTGATGCAGTCGGCAAGTCTTTCATTGCAAATTGCTGTGTAAACTGTCCGCCCGGCTGGGTTCCTTGTTGAAGTTGTTGCAATGCTGTTTGACCGGCAGCGACATACGGTTGTTGTATAGCCTGCTGTGAAGCCAACGCTTGTTGTTGGCTGTTAATTGCGGCTTGACCGGAAGCGGATTGCGTATTCGCTGCACTATGAGACGCATCGCTTGCAATTAAGGCACCACCAACTATCGCTGCTGCTGTCCATGGCATTTTTGTTCTCCCAATAAAAAGCCGCCCGAAGGCGGCTTTGATGTAGTTAATATGTGTTAATTGTTAATCTTTTTACTGAACGCATCTTCACGATCCGTTCTAATGCAAAAAATTATCGTGATGCGATCAACGCTACTATTGTTCGGCACCCAATGTTCTTTTTGGTTGTCGAACCAATAAAAATCGCCCTGTTTTGCAGTGAAGTGTTCGCCGGGGAAGCAAAACGCTTGCTCCGGTATAGACGTTAAGCCGTTGTGATAATTCAAGTCGGGCGCACATTCCAGTTGCACAGCAATTTTGCAGTTGTAGTAAGCAGCGTGCCATGAGCCAATATCAATATGTGGCTTACACATTTTCCCCGGTCTGATTCTGGTAATTAAAATCCCACCAAGTCTTTCACCTTTAACTCTATACATAAGCTCATACGCCAATTCCTTAATTGACGGCAAGTATGATGCGCTTGGATACCAGACGGACTCATGCGGAAATATTTGTCTTGCAAGGTTTTCTGGAATATCCGATACCACATCATCAATGTGTTGGTATCGAATCCAGATGTCATCCAACCCATGATGTGGACTCGTCGGGTCTTTGCGCCGGAAGTCATATAAATTCCAGACTTGAGGATTATTTTTCAACTCAAGTTGAATTCTGCGAATAATGTCCATACCGACATTACCCAAATGCAACATGGTGTCAGACATTATTCATGATCTCCTGAAGCTCGTTGAACAACGCGAAAGTAACTTGCTTATTAATGGTCAAACCCTCAAAGTTCGGTTGCATTTCGATTTCTTTCAGTAAACCGTGTCGTTCCTCGTCGAACTCCAAATCAGTCAGGAATTCATATATTGCTTTAGGCTTTGTGAATATTTCCTTCCAATCCATGTGCCACCCGGCGATCTTGCACAAGTCTTTTTCAGTATTGGAAAGAGCGGGCAGTCCGATTGCTTCCAACGAAGCGTTTATTTCTTTTTCATCACGATGCAAGATTACTTTTCTTGCAGGATGGCTATTTACGAAATCAGGGAACATATAAAGACCTGTACAAGCCACTCCAACCATTTTTCGGGAAGTTATTTTGTCCAGATCGGAATAATGATGTGTCCAGAGAGGATCGTGCAGGCACAGCGTTTTGTCGGTAGTTAGCCAGTTACTAGCCCAAGTTGTGCCGCTTCTGGGAGCGGCCAACACCATGAACTCAACCATCAGTACCTTCTTGTTGCCGAACCCTGATCGCACCACCAATCACAATGAACAATATCGGATCAGTCATTGTGAATTGAAAAACAAAATCCTGTGAAGCACCAAGTCGATTCCAAATCACTCTTGGCGATTTGTACTGCCCCACTTTGCCAACTTTTTTCCAGCGCTCATAACCGAATGTTCTGCCGTTGTCTTTAGAGATTTGCAGCATGATCTGCGGATCGGAACCTTGGCCGCTTTGTGGTCCACCAAACGAATCTTCACCGTATTGAAGACTTCCGCCGGTTTCCATGTCCAGATACAGTTCGTCTATACCAAAACGATTTCCATCCATATTGATATGGCGTGTAGTCAATTGGCGTTTGATCGGCGCGCCATTGTCAGTCGGAATTTCATCGTTCATGCGATAAACAATACCTGTTGTGGTATCGCTTACCATGTTTTCAGCATTGAAAGTGATGCCCATGTTCGCCATGTGACGGCCAGTGAGTCCAACACCGGATTGCAGGTCACTCCAAAGATCGGATGTGATGTCATATAACAAGGACTTATTGGCGGATGGGAAAGTGATCTGATACATCTTGTGTCCGTCCACCATGTAACCAAAAGCAATAGCATCCGAAAACACTTCCAGATTCCCTATGACGTGATCAATATCGTCAGTGCTTACACGGGTTAAATTGAAACCTTTTAGAATATCAACTTCAGGATATCCACCATAGAAGTTTTGCCCAAGGAAGATTTGCATATCATCAATAAACGCGATGGAGTATTTCGCGCTGAGTCCGACATTACGTGTCGCACCCGATACTCTTCCGAAAGGCAAAGGAGATGTGCCAACGTTTTGCCAGAACTCAATTGATTGTGTACCGAACAAAGTCAGTATGCCGCTCATGGCCGTAACAGCAACTATTTCGCCTGAGTTTTCATCTTTCGTTGCATAGGTGGGTAATGATTGAACATTGGTCCAATCTAACGCATCAAAGTATTCACTCACGAAGAATTTACGCGGAACAGGAACGGAAACCGTGACAGGTTCTGCAACAATCAGCCTGCCATCCATAAAGGTGACAGAACTGGCACCGTTTGGAAAGTTCAAGTCCGTGATCTTTACCATCGTGTTTGTGGCAATGGTGTAAACATAACCTACGATACCGTCTACGATGATCACCTGAATGCTGTTATCAGAGATACCAACCGTACCAGTTGAGTTGGCATCAAAGTTTCCAACAATGGAAAACGATAAGTTCTGCATTACTTTGTACAGGTATATCCCCGCAACAATGTAAAGAGTGTTTGCCACAACGCGCCAACCACGGATCGGGCCATTGGGTAACTCAAAAATAGAAACAAGTCCCGGCGTGCCACGAATAACTACTTGCTGCTTATCTCCGTCCTTACGGAATTCAAAGAAAACATTTAGCCTGCGTTGCCTGCTGATTACTGCTGAATTTGAAAGTACGCCAACACCAAAAAGCTGAATCCGCTTCATTACTCTTCACCGGGCTGGAAGTATAGAGTGGTGACTTCAGCATCCTTATGTCCAGCAATTGATGTCGCTGCAATAAAGTTGTCTTGCATAACCTGCGTCCAAGGCATTCCGTACATCGGCGCGATCTGGCGTGACAACCCCCATGACAGTGCCAAAAAATATTCTTGCGGATAATCGAATGTGTCCGCAGGATTCACCATATCCTGTACCGGCTCCATGTACGACATGACAATGTATTTGGTTACATCTCGGGATGCGCCACAATCGGTATAAAGGAAGCTATTCTGTAACTGGAATTCGTAATAGATTGCGGTAGGATCAGAAATGTTGGTTACATCGGTTTTACTTGGAAGATTTGCGTAGTCCTGTACTGTTCTCAAAAAACGAAGCGGGGTGTCTTCGTTCTGCTGATCACGCAAGACTGCTGTTTCAATACTGAGCGGTTGTTGTGCGATGGTTTGATAGCAATAGACTTGAGAGCCACTTGAGGATTGACTTGGTAAGTTGGCATTCAGCGTCACCACCAGCCCTACAACATTCAGTACAGTTGTCCAAAATAGCGCGCCAGAACTCAACTGGATGCCGATGTAATACCCGATTACAATCCCAGTTGTACTAGCAACTGTTATCGTGTTCGTACCGCCAGCACTTGTTGCAGTCGTTAACGGAAGAACAAAGCTATTTGTCCAACCTGTAGCTGCTGGCCCCACCACATATTTGTTGGTAGTGTTGTTCAGGAATAGATAACCCCATTTGCGCTTGAAAACTTTCAGCCCCGGCGAGTAATCTGTTTTGCCCATCCACTGCTTGCAGAGCATGTTAAGCAAAAGATTGCAATCAGTTATATCCTGCGCAGATGGCGTTTCAATTTCATCTAATTTGCCGATGTTCAACATCGCCACTCTGATAATCTGATCACGATTTACCGTGAAGGAAAACGAGCCTGAAGTGGTCATTTGAACCTGCCATACAGTGAGCTAATACAAATCTTTTTGATGATGATTTTCTTTGATCGTTTCATCACGCCACCTTTTTCTGTTCACTCAACGCCTGCAAACACCAATCCACATGACCCCAGACTTCTTCTGTGCTTATGTCCGCTTGGCATTGCGCTGTTCCGGTTTGTTTATCTTTTTTGCAATGCGCCCACCCAAAATGTAATTGATGGCAGGCGGGAGCTTCGTTTTCACCACGCCCCGGACAGGAAGTCTTTTCGCTGGCAATAGCGATGGTGTTTTTCCAGTCACGGGTAAGATTTTTGTAAGAGCTATGGGAGAGAAGACAGACTTTACTTACGTCTATGCAGGATGCAGCATTGAGTACCCCGGTTTCGGGGCCAATGATCAAATCACATTGCTCAAGGAAAGCCATGGTCTGGCGCATTTTCCATTTGCCAGAAAACGCATGTACACGGGGTTCGTTTTCCCAGCCAGCCTCAAGGATCGCGCAATCAGGCCCACCAACAAGCACCACATGCACATTCGGAAAGTGAAGCATGATGCTGGCAAGAATGGCATCCAAACCGGACCATGTTTTATGTACGCTACTACCAGCCAAGGACCACATCACCACCAGTTCCGCTCTCATCTTGTGGCGAGTGTCTTCAGCCCAGCGTCTTTCTTCAATTGTCGGAAAGAATTTAACGTTGGGTTCGTGCGGGATACCGGCTAACTCATGTTGGTGTTCAAGGTAGTTGTGATCCATCATTTTGTGACGGACCGCAGGGGGCCATAGGTGCTGAGTACGATTCGGTAAGGCCAGAAAAGTCCCTTCAACCGACTCACACAGATTTACGAACTTGTCGTATTTCTTCTTCTGGACTGCCCAGAATGGCCCAAGATCAGCATTGGGCACTTGGTCAACATCGAACAGAACCAGCTTATCAATGTTCGGGTCTTCAGTGATTACGTCCGATCCGGGTGGGGAAGCAAAGACTGTGACGTGATAACCCAGCTTTTTAAGACCAGCCCAGACACTGGAAGCCATCATTAAGTCACCAAAGGCTCCATAACGCACCACACAGGCTGTTTTCTCGGGCTTGGGGTCTTTGTAGCTGTAGATCAGTTTGTCGCGTCTGGCCGTTCTTTGGAGCTTTTTGAAGATCATCAGGAAGGAATATTCGTCATCCTGATCGCGCTTTTCGCAGACTTCCAAATCCCAGTAGCCCACATTACTCATCCACTGGATGACTTTTTCTTCGTTCAGGTTGTGTTTATGGTCTGGGTTGGCTCCGTCTTCACCCACCTTGGGGTACAAATCTTCATGCGGCAGGTAAAGAATCAAACGACCAGCCTGTTTGGTGATGCGCCACCATTCTTTTAGAGTCTTCTCCGGGGCTTCCATGTGTTCCAGCAGATGGGAACTGTAAACAAAATCCATGGACTGCGAAGCGAAAACCGAAAGATCATCGGCTGACTTAACTTTGACATCAGGCGCAACAGGGATTCCGTACAGGGATGAGTCAATACAATTATCAACAGTGATAACGTGCGGCAAGACTCTAAAAGTTCCAGCACCAATATCCAGCCCCCGCCCTTTTAAATAAGGCGCGACATCCCAAACGATTTTTTTTGATTCAGCTTTGTAAGGTGCGCTTTTATCCCAAACCATTTTTATCCCTTTAAAATCTCACAAACACTTTTCCGCAGGCAGCTTCTTCAATGCGGCCTTTAAATAACTCTTCCACCGCACGGGTTGCACCTTCGAGACATCCGTAATCGTCAAACCACATGATTCCGCCTTTCACCATAAGTGGCGAAAGAAACTTGGCGGATTCGATGATGGATTGGTACTGATCGCAGTCCAGATGAACGAAAGCAACATCCGGTAAATTGATTTCTTGTTTTTCCACGCTTTGAGGGAAAATACCTTGTACGACTTTTGCATAAGGTATTGCTTGCTGTACTTCTTCAAAAGAAGTTTCGTTAAACGTGCCCGGCGTGATTGGATCGAATTCGCCTTTGTAGGGAATGCCAGTGAAAGTATCAAACAAGAATATTTGTCTGTGCTGCTTTTCGGCTATCTGGGATAGATACCATGCTGTTCCACCCTTAAACACACCGACCTCAACAATGCATCCTTGCGGAGTGGTGCTGGCTACTTTTACCAACTCTTCAATAACATGCGGTCCGACAAGAGATGAGGGTATCAACTTGTCTTCAACTTCCAGTGAATCACATTTCGCTTCGTGAGTGTTTCACCGCTCATATCTGCAAATGCGGTTTTGACCGACTCCCAATTTTGGTTATTGGCGTTGCATTCCTTGAAGATCACCGACCTTGCCAGCGGTCCATCCGCGAGAATGTTTGTCAGAAAATCCTTCGCCTGATTTAAGTCAAAACTTTTTTCCTTTTTAACCGGCACATCTGGTTGCTCATACTCTTCTTCCAACTCAACAATCTGATCCATGGGCTGACCTTGGCCGTCATACAGTATTCCGTCCTGTTCAAACTTGGCCCATGAATGATTAGTGATTACACCGTGCGGTTTCTTTGGATCAAATTTCATAAATACCTCAAGACAAATAGGTGAAGGGATATTCCGGCAACTCAATTGTGTTGGCTTCGTTTCTTATGTCATTAGCCGACTTAATCGCACCAAGGATGATAGGCAACCCATTGATACATGCTGCCTCTACTCGCTTGAACCATTCCATTAACACTGCACCGCGCGGGTCTTCAATAAACCGCACCATTTCTTCCAGACATTTCCATTCCCGCTCCGTTATAGGCGGCTCGGGTTTGAAGGTTCTTGCCAAACAATCGTTCATCATTCTTTTGACCAATGTTCCAGTCAAGTAACGAAAGAATTTTTCGGGTAACTTATCAGGAATGATCTTGGCATCGCGTAACAACATTAGACCTTCCACCACAAACACATAACGCATCGTGGTTTGCTCTAACATCCAGCGTGTTGCCGTATCTTCGTTTTCTTCTGCTGCGCGCACCATGGCAATATCAACCAACGCACACTCACTATTGGCAAGCACTTCAAGCAACGCGAGTGAATGTGAAAACGCACTGCGGGCATAGACTTCCCAGTTTTTTGTTGCGTAAGCTTGTTTCAGTTTTACTGCGCGAGTGATATTTCCGGTAATGAAGCCGGTCATTTCTATCAATCCATAATCGCAACACAGATTCAATAGCGTGTCTTTTTTGGCGCTATGAGTACAACTTCTTTGTTTTTCGGCAACGTGATAAAACTCAAATTCGTGACTTAGTAATGTGCGCGCAAAATTCAACGCGCCGGGGAGCAAAATGTCATCGTCACCAAAAGTCCAGATGTAATCTCCTTCAGCGAAGGAAACTACCGACTTGAAATTTTCTTCAGCAAAAACGTGTTCCGATAATCGGATGTAACTTACGCACGGATATTTTTCAGCCAGAGCTTTGCAAACATCAAGCGTGTGATCATCGGAACAGTTGTCGGAAATAAAAATTCCATCCGGGTTTTGATCTGCAATGGCAGTGACACACTGAAATAGTTTATCGGCGCGATTCCAAGTCGGTATCGCAAAAACCAATTTCATTCAGTGTGTCCAGTCATACTGATCGGGATGAGACTGTGCTTGTGGTGATGATGAAATATCCACCGCAACCAGCGGATGAAATGACGCAACAACCTGAACATCAGACAGTTGTTCCTGTCATCGAAACCGGAATGGTGTAAACCATCGGCACGGCAATGGTGAATACATCGGATACAGGCGCGCCAATGGGGTTAAGGGCTGCGTCAACCGCTTGTATGGTTACTGTGTAAGCATCCGGTTCAAGTTTGATGTCAACGCTGTTTGCGCCCATCGGTACGTCAATGGTTTGAACGGTGCCCAATGCGCCCAGTGCTGTCAAAACTGCGTGATCGACAACTGCGCCTACAGGGGCATCACCCCATACGATTGTTTCTGTGCGAACGGCCATGATATTTCCTTTCGTTAATTAAACTACGTCTTCCGTCCATTCAATACTTACCCACAACTCAAGTCCTGCCGGTACGGCTTGACCGGCAAGATTCAAAACATAAGCAGCATTAGGTTGTCTTAAGCTTGGCATTTGAGCGTTGGATTGCCCAAACAACCAGATAAGCGGGTTAAAGGGATAGCCGGTTGTACCGGCAACAGGTAATGCAACACTTGCCGCTCTGAATACTTCGCCCTGCCCCAAAACAGACGGCGAGGTTGTATAGTTGCCAAATACAGCGGTAGGTGTTGGATTTTGTATATCGTGCTTCGCAGGCAAAATCTGCGAGAAAACACCCCCAGTATTCGGCTCATCACGCCTGATCAAAAAGAATGAAAAAGTGCCTGCTGCTGCGGCATCCGCATAAATCTCGAATTTGGATATGCGAATGACTTTGCCTCCGGGGGAGGTTATTTGAAACAAGTCTGTCGGCGTTGCGGGAATATTCGCAGCCAATAACTCAATAGCCGCAGAATAAGTTGCCCGGTCGCCTTCTATCTGGACGATCTGAACTTGGGGTGAACGTGGGAGAGCCATGATTTTTCCTTTTAGATGTTGTAGCTACACACACGTTCTCTTGCGCGCGTGTTACAAGGCAAGTATTGCCCCGCTTCGTAATGAAATTTTGCGTGATCTGATTGCGTGAGAAGTTCCAGATTTTCGATTCTGTTATCTGTCTTGATTCCGTTTATGTGATGCACAACTTCTTCCGGGAGAAGTTTTCTGTTCAAGTGCTTTTCCATTACCACGCGATGTTCGGCTACTTGCTCACCATCAACAAAAATGAATTTGTATCCGTGTATCTTGCAAATATGTCCAGAGCCGTTTGGTGCGCGTTTCTGAGTTAAGGGGTCGCCAGTTCGTTTAAAATTCATGTAATGATTGCAGCAATAACCTTTCGCTTTATGCGGAAGGACACAACCATCAATCATGCAACCCCTGTTTTTGTTCGGCGCTAGGCGTGACATTCCTAAATCGCCAGTTTGTTTCTGTTTGTAATAATGCGTTTTGCACAGACCGGCCCACTGAACGTAAATTTCTTTTTCGCAACCAACCACCGAACAACACATACTCAGAGGCGATCCAAAAAATTATTACGCTCAACGAACCCTTCAACCAACTTATCTTGATTATCACGACCATAAGCAACCCCGTAGAACAAGTCGATATGTTCGCCAGTATATTGGTCGTCATCACCTTTCAGATCGCCGCGCGTATAACCAATATTCAAAGCGCCCGGATTCGTATCGTGGGCGGCATCGCTGCTGCCTGCGAGATTTCGTTCAACTGTGTTCTGGCATTCCAGTTGCATATTGACCGGCATTTCGTTGTACTTGCCGTCCACGTCTTCACCGGAAGTCTTGTTGTTAATGTGATCCTGCCCCGGCTCGAATGTTCTGCGCTGCGACTCGAATGTTTTCCATTCTGTGCCGTCATCTTCATCGGGTTTGGGCGGGAGGGTGATTTGAAACTTTTCTTGTAGGGACATGATGTTTCTCCTTTGGTTACATCAACACGGCTGGCGACTTCATGAACAGGACGTAACCTTGCACATGGTGCTTACTCACAACATCAGTAAGGATGTCAAATCGCCATGCGTGTTGATGCAAAAAAAACGGCCTCCGAAGAGGCCGTTCAGTTTTAACCTACTACATTGCCGGGCTTGGGCATCCAGCCATCGCCGGGATAGCTTTCTTCCGTAAGCTTCTTCAGTTCCATCGGGTAGATACGAGCGATCTCCTGATTGTCGATCTCCATGCCGGGAGGCAGGAAGTTCAACTTGGCAGCTTCCCCGTAGGGAGTGTCGCCTTTATAGAGATAACCATCCGTGATGAAACCGGATTTCTCCGGGATGTCGTTATAGGTGCCACTCATCCCAGTGATGGGATTAGGTGCGCCCATAGTTTCGGGGGCAGCAAAGGGGGCAGAAACAGCCTCCTTCATTTCTCCCGAGTAGACACCGTTGTTGCCGCCAGTTTTATTGCTGCTGTTTGCCATGATATTTCTCCTTATGCACTGACAGATGCAAACGGATCAACACCGTACTCGATCACGGTTACTTCAACCGCAGTCGCATCGGTTCCGCGCACCAGATGGAACGTGTCGCCCGCAGCCAGCGCAACACCACCATCGGCAGTGGAAGACCCAACACCCGTACCACTGATCTGGACTCGGCTAAAACCACCTTGCACCGCATTCAGAGCATACGGACCATACGTACTGGTTGAAGTGCCCGATACCTTGATACCGCTGATCAAATCGCCCGCCGCAGTAGATGTCACTGTTGCAGTCCCGTTCCAGCCTGTTGTTGTCGAGGTGCCAACCACAAAACTGGTAGCACCAATCGAAAACACATGCAGGGCAGTAAATGCAACGAACTTAGCTGTTGCCGAAGACGCACCCGCCGCATTTGCACCAAATGAATGGCACATACGAGCAATATAGGCGGGATGGTCGTACATCATATTTTTCTGAGTCATGATGCTCTCCTTAAACCAGACTATCCCATTTCACAATCCGGCAGTTTGCTGCCAGAGTGTGAACGATGCCGAAGCCGCCCAAGTAGTACCAAGCGACACCCTTTGACCGACCGTAATCCGAAGGAATCTTCCCTCTCATTTCTTCCGGTACGGCGATAGCTTCCGCTACCGTGTCGTTGCCGAAGAAGAAAATCCAGTCAGACTTGCCTTGTGACCACGGAACCATGTCACCGCCTACCGCTGTTGACGCAATGCCCGTAGTACCAATACCTTTGGCAATGTTGGTCTGCTCAACGTAGCGCACGTTTTCATAGCGGCCAATTTCGCCGTTCATGATCAGCTTGAAGCCGGTATCCGAATACTGGTGGATGGTTTCCAAGTTGTTTTTGAACGAACGCAATGTGGTGGGCCATGCCAAAGCATAGTAGTCATCACCCAGATAAGCGGGGATGTTACGTTCCTTCATCATGTCCACAATGGCTTTGGCGTGTGCGTTGTTGTACGCAACGGTGTTGGTGCCGGTTACGGTGCCGTTGGTGTA